TTCTCATTTCTGTATGTAGTGAATGTAGACGGCAAGATTGCGGGCTTTCGCTTCCTCAATCATGTTCTTTGTTCCTCGGCTAACCCCATCCCATACAGCAATCAATGCCTCCGCGTTTTCAGCCATTTCCCTGTTTCGAATGGGCCCAGCGGCTCTACCGTATTTCTCCCAGTTTGCGGGGAACCTGTGAACAGGAATGCCTAGCAATTTTGCCGCCTTCTCGCCTTCGGTATCTGCGCCTAAAGCTGTCCCAGAAACAACTCCAGTCAGCTTCCATCCGCAATCACGAATAGCAGTTAAAACATCCTTAAAAGTTACACCTTCCCTTGATCCAGCAATGATCGTTTTCATTTCAACCTTCCCTCGCTTTGGCTTCAGCCTTGAGCGATGCATACGAAACACCATCCAACGCGCTGTCACAGTGGAACCCGGTTGCCGTGAACAGCCGAACGTTCTTGAGTATCTCCATGAGCAACCACCCTTGCGCCTCGGTAATGTCCTGTCCGGTGATAGCGTTAAAAGCCACCACGACAGCGCCCATGCTCCGCTCACCCTCCGGCTTGTCGTATTCCTTGCCGCGCTCTTCCTGGATGCGGAGAGCGGCTTTGAGAAATTCTGGTGCTGAGTTCATGCCTTCAACCTCTCTATCTCTTCACGCAGTCTCATAATCTCCCGTGCCGCCTCTTCCTGGATCTTTGGTACCTTGTATGGCTCACTCGTCTGGCTGTACCAGCCATTCAGCCTATCAACCAGCGTCTTAGGATCGCCCTTTTCCTTTAACTCCTTACGCTGCTCCTTGGAGATCAACCCTTTCTCGCATGGCCTACGTAATGGCGCCTCTTTCCAGGCTTGATAGGCAAGAAACGCTGTCCCTATGTAGCAGTCCTTTTCCTTGTCGTAGCAAAGAGGGACGTATGGATGAGTGCGTTTTATCCACTGCTCAAAATGCTCTTGTCTTGTCATACCTTCCTCAAGTTCTGAGCTGAATAGATGTGCAGCATGCCGGGAGCTACCGGCTGGTGTTCAACCACGTACCTCTCTTTCTCGGCAGTAGTGCGGAATGCCGCAACAACTACGCCAACCATCTTGTAATCCCCGGTGTGTTTCTCTACCCAGTCACCTACTTGAAATTCAAATTCGTTCATTTCCCCTCCAGCGCGGCGCGTAAAGCTTTAATTCTCCGTTGAATACCGCCAAGACGTATTCCTTGTTTGAATGGCATGGAAGTATCGCTAAGAGCCTCAAGCTCATCCAGCACTTCCACCGCAGCCTTCCTGAGTTTGTCGTCTGCTGGATGGGTGTAGAGTGGGGTGCTCGTTGCATCTGGAAAGGATGCTCGGTAATCGCCTATAGCGTTATGGCCGAGGAATACTCTCTGCTTAACGCCTCGCGTCCGTGTCGGTTCAAGTTCAATCATCCACGCCACCGGCTCATTCTCCTGCTTGTCGTTAACATTTCCGGTTTCGTGAGCGTCAACGCGGTTTGATGCGCAGAAATGAGATACAAGTTCGTGCGCGAACGTATAAACATAGGGGTTTAAATCCATGTCGCCGCCCGGTTGCTCTTTGAGCTTGAACCCACAATTGACGGCTATAGACCTGATCTCATCAACATGCGGCTTGACCAGATTTCTGAGTTGCGCTGGCGGTGTCGGGGCGGCTGAGAGCATGGCCTTCCATTTTTGACTCGCGACATTAAATTGTCTTGACGGTATGCAATCGTAATAAGCAACCCTCATATTTGAAGTCGGCTCAATCGGAACCAGTTTCCATCCCTCTGGTATGTTCATTTCGCCTCCCCCAGGTATCTATTCAAAGCCTCGTATCCAATCTTGAATTGACTGGCCACATGTTTGATTCCACGTCCCTGAGCCAGCAACGTGTAAATCTCTTCCTTGTGCGCCTTGAATTTCTCAAGGCTTATTCGCTGCTTCTCGTCGCGAGAAAGGCGGTCCAGGTCTTTTTGGGGAATGTGTGTCAGGTGGCATACGCCTCGCAGCAACACGTCGGTTGTGTAAGCTGGAATGAAATCATGCTGACCGGCATTTCTACGGATATGAACAGGCATCATGATTCGATCAACTCCCAGTCAACCGGCATGGACAGGTCGATAATTGGCGCGCATTCGGTTGTTACTGAGACCAGTCTTTGATGAAGCGCAGTTACTTCTCGCGCACGTTCGTCTCGTTCCTGCATCCATCCAAAAAGACAGAATATGGCCATGATGGTTATCAGGGTTTGCGGCAGCGTAAAGCGGCTCTTGGGGGTGTAGTAGGTCATGGAACACATATCTCCTCTTGTTTTATCCAGCTTGAGTCATAGCCCTTGATGCATTTCCAAGTAGCAAGGGCACATTCGAATACATTCCATGCCTGCTCGATTTGTTCTTTTTTCCAGACACGGATTTCCACATAACCTGGGTGCGTGCGCGATACGAATATATTTGCGCACACATTCAGCTTGAGATTCAGCCCTCTGTGATAAGCGGCGAGCTGCCAATCCTGATCATAGGCAAGCCGTTTTACTTCCCACGGAGCCATGTCTTTCGATTTGTGATCGACAACGATTCCAGCAGAGGGGCTGTGCAAATCCACCTTACCGCCGTATCCAAGAGGGGATGCGAAAGCTGTTTCCGCTACCCAGTCGTTAACATGAGGGAACGTTTCGTACAGCAAATCGCGAACTGCGGAGACGTGATGCAAGTAGGGATCAGGAATAACCAATCCCTTGAAACTTGCCTCAATCGCATCGTGAATCCTTGTTCCTTCCTCTGCTGCTTGGATAGCTTGCTGCTTTGAGTCATCCAGGACACGAGCGAGATAGAACTCGTCCGACTCTCCGGTTATGCGGGGGAGCGTCAGGGCAGCAAGAATGCCTTGCTTGATCTTCCATTCCGTTAATGCGGATTTGTTGAGCACATCAAGAACGGTGGTGACGCTAGGAACTAAGCCAAGCTGCCGCGCATCCTTGAGCGTTGTATCTCGCTCTTTACCGTTCTTCCCGATGATGGTGTATCTCGGGGTTCCGTCTCGCTCGTACCAGTGGCTCATGATCAGAAGGGCAGGTCGTCCGGCATGTCGTCGAATGCGCTTCCAGCCATAGCCGGCGCACGATTGGCAGCAGCTACAGGAGCAGCCTTGTCACGCAAATTCGCAACCATTCCCGTGAGTCTTTCTGCCTTGGTTGCCTTGCCGAGAATTTCACTGGCGGTCATCTGTGTGGAGGGTTCAAAGCATCCCGTAAGATTCAATTTCGAACCGGTTGAACCGTCTCGCTTCTCATAAAACTCCTTCTGAAGCAGAACACCGATGGGCTTGTTCATCACATCCGGGAAGATGGTTGCGTTCACTTTCTGCTTATTTCCATCTACCCATTTTTCAATGGTTGCCTGGGAAGGTTTGATCTGCTTCACTCTCATGCAGGTCATGAGAGCGTTCAGTACCTTGAATCCGAAAAGTTCTTTCCCTTCGGTGTTGTATGTCCACAGTGTTAGGAAGCCGGCCTCGCTGCCGGCCTCTGCCTTAAAGGTGAACTCAATGCCCTCGGTTCCCTTTTCACTTTCAACGGCTTCCGCCCTGATGAACGTGCCCACGTATTTACCGGTTTCGGTGATGCGGCTTTGCTCTGCTTGTTTTGCTGCTTCAGGATTCAGGTCGTAACTTCTCATGCTCATGCTCCTATGGTGGTCAAATCGTAATAAGCGCAAATGGCTTCATCGACGAACTTGAGATCGTTCTCAATCTGCTCGTCGTCAAACATTCCCATTGGGGATTTGGTTGTGTCGTTGCCGCTGTTCCTGGTGGTGAACAGGTACTGGCCATTGATTACCGCCGTGCGCAAGACGATGGATACAAGACCCTCGACGGTAAGCTTCTCGTCCAACATGCGACCTATGGTCTTCGCCTTGATCCTGCCGTTCATGTCTGTGTCTGTATGGCAGAGCATGTAGACGCGCTTGTTGTCGGGGAGGGTAGTAGCGGCCGCCAGAACGTCATAAGCGTGACGCGCTATCTCGGTGAACTTGTCGTAACCCTTTTCGTATGCGCGATCGAAGAATTCGCCGGCCATCAGGTACTGGAAATCATCAATGATGATGATGTCGCGCTGCGTCTTCTGGAGGTATGCAACAACGAGATCGGAGGTGGCGCCAACAACGATGTTGCCGGGGGTGTCTTTAGAATGCCGTTTCCAACCCGTCGCCTTAAAAGGAAGAGGCTTTGGCTTGATCTGGATAAGCAAAGTCTCTGATGGATCGAGATTGCGCAGGCTTGCGCTCTTGCCAGTACCGCTCTCCCCGAGAATGAATGTTGCTACGCTCATGTTCTTGCTCCTTAAGTTCTAAAATTTCTTGCTCTTGCTGCCCTAGCTGCTGCCAGTACTGAATTCCTGAATCATCCATTGCTGACCTTGAATAAGTCCCGGCTATTACCCGAGCCGGGGCGGGAGGAGGGTTATTCGGTTACTTCG